CCCGCGGATGGATCCGGGGCAGCGGCTCGGACGATTCCTTGGCCGGCCGCAGCACCGGCCGCGGCTGGCGCCGGTTGATCCGCTCGGCCTCTTCCTTGGTCAGGTAGACCGTCTCGCCCGCCGTGACCAGGTCGGTGTTCTTCTCCGGGTCGCCGCGCCGCGGCACAGACAGGTTGACCAGCGCCTGGTACGGGTCGCCGATGCGCACCGCAGGCCCGCCGCCAGCCGCCTGGCGCTTCAGCAGGTCGGCCAGGTCCTTCTGCTCGGCGGCCGTCAGGGGCCGGAACTCGGTCTGTGCTGTGGGCATGGTCAGACTCCCGAGAGCAGGCAGATGGCCAGCGGCTGGTCGAGGCCGATGGCCGCGGACCGCTGGGTGTCGGACCGCCAGGTCTTGCGCGGCTCGTCGCGGTAGAGCGGGCCCGCCATGAACGGGAGCTCGTCGGCGTAGAACCCGCAGCGGCCGCGCTGCATGACGATCGCGTTGCCCGCGGGCACCTGGCGGGACACCAGCACGTCCAGGCCCAGGATCTTCTGGGGCAGCGTGCCGGTGTACTGCAGGTTCTCGCTGGCGATGTCGCCCACGTAGGGCGCGGCGAACGTCGAGCTCTGGATCAGCGTGTTCTTGGTCAGGTGGTTGATGATGAGGGTGTCGGCCTCGAACCCGAGCCACTGCGTCACGCCGGACGGGCTGACCACGTTGGCGTTCTCGACCAGGAACATCGCCTGGGCCAGGTCAGACCTGGTCGTGGCGCTCGCGCTGGCCCACGGGTTGGCCACCGCCAGCGTCTGGATGGACGAGTTGGCCACCACGGCCGAGTAGAACGCGGTGTTCCAGGAGTACACCATGGTGTTCTTCACCTGGAGTAGCTGCCTGGTCACAGGGTCGATGGACTGCCTGCGCCGCATCTCGTCGGACACCATGACCGCCATGGCCCGCTCGTGGGTGAAGACCACCCGCGGGATGCCGATCGAGGTGGGCACGACGGGGACCTCACCGAACTCCGGCCGGATCTCGGGGAAGTCGTCGGCGTACAGCGGCGTGCTCTCGCTGTAGCGGACCGCACCGGAAGGCGCGGCGCCACCCATCCGCAGGACCGAGTCCATGATGAACTCGTTCTGCGCGATGTCCAGGATCAGAGCCGGAATGACCAGCGGGTCCTTCAGCAGCTCATTGACGGTGATCCGCGGGGCATCGCTATACCCGCGTGCGCCTGTCGGCATCGGTCACTCCCTCTCAGAAGACCCGGGCCCGGCCCAGGAAGAACGTGGACGCGCCCCCGGCCCCCGCGCCCCCGCCGATCTGCTGAGTGCACATCGCGGCGGTGACGCCGCCGTTGACGGTGCACCTGGCCACGATCAGCGGCGGTGTGGTGGCGGCCCAGGAGGCGATGGCCGGCGCGGGGCCTACCGTGCCGAACGCCGAGTTGATCACCAGGAACTGGCCCGGCTGGACGTTCACGCTCGGGCCGTACCAGACGAGGATGTCCACCCCGCCGTAGTAGACCGAGGTGTAGTCGTCCAGCACGCTGATGTCGATCAGCGGCTCGCCGTATGTGTTCGCAGCGCCGGTCTGGGTGGCGATCGGCGCGGCGTCCTTGCCCGCGACACCGAGCACCGAGCCCGGGTCGTTCGGCACGGTGACCGAGTTGGTGGCCAGCTTGACCGTGAAGTCAGTGGTCCCCGCGGTCAGCGTGTTGGGGGAGACAAACTGGCCGCCGAAGACGAGGGTGGCCACCTGAAGGTTGGCCGGTCCCTGCTTGTAGTGCGGCAGGACTGCGGACATGCCCTGGTCCTCTCTGTGGGCTAGTTCGAGACGCCGAACGCCTCGCCGAGCTGGTCTCGGGCGACGGTTGTGGTGGTGTTGCGCGTGGTGCCGCCAGCCGTGGTCACCGCGGTGAGCTCAGCGCCTGAGAGCTCAACCACCTGCCCGGCCGTGAGGGTCTTGGCCACCTGTCCCCCGGTCGGGGGGACCGTGACCGTCTTGGTGATCACCACGCGCGACATGGTCAGATACCTGTCTGGCCCCGGTAGCGGGCCACCAGGTCGTCGCGGGAGCTGCGGGCCGCACTGGCGGCCTCGGGCTCGTCCATCGCGCTGCCCTCTTCCAGCGAGAGGTCGAGCATCTGCGCGGACCGGCCGAACTCGGACAGGACCGTGCGCATGACCTGCCCGGCGTCCACCGTGCCGCCGTTTGAGAGCTCAACCACATGCCCGGCGCCTTCCAGCAGCGGCCGGGCCAGGTCGGCGATGTAGGGCGGGATCCCGAACTCCTGGGCCAGCCGCCTGCGCTCGGCGGTGAACCGCTCTTCGTCCAGGTGCGCGTTCAGCACACCGAGCTGGCGCTCGGTCTCGTCGGCCCGGTAGTTGGCCATCTCGATCGCCGCGGCGGTCTCCATGCTCATCCCCACCGGCTCCAGTTCGGGCTCGTCCAGCAGCCCCGCGGCGTCGAGCTCGGCCGCGGCGTTCAGCAGCTCTTCCAGCTCGGCGTCGGTGAGCTCGGTCTCGCCAGCCGGTGGCGCGGCAGGCGCCGGGGGCTGGGGCTGTGTTCCGGCAAGCAGCTCGGCGAGCCGGTCGTCCGGGATCTCCAGCAGCCTCGCCATCTTGGCCTGCTGCTCTGCTGTCAGCTCGGGCATGCCGTCGCCTCCGTTGCTGTCATCGGGGAACTGCTCCCCGGTGAGGTCGATCGTCAGGTCTGCGGTCATGGCGTTCTCGATCGCCTGCCAGGCGCCGAGCCCGGGGACACGCGGGTCGAGGGTGCCCAGCACGTGCTGGACGGCCGCGCGGTAGTGCTTGCCGTCCGACCGGGCGTAGTCCTCCACGATCCGGGCCGACACCCCGAGCCGCGGGTTGGTGCGCAGGATCTCGTCGCCCTTGGGCGAGGCGGCCAGGACCACATACAGGCCGTCATCGCGCGACTCCATGTCCACCACCTCGCCCCGGAACCGCTCCGGGTCATTGGTGTGGGTGTTGGCCGCGTCGGCGAGCTGGAACGGGACCTGGTCATAGGCCCGCTGCCGGAAGTTGGAGGCCAGCTCATCGTTGTACTGGCGGGTGAAGTGCAGCATGCGGCCGCGGTAGGCGACGTCTCCCACGGGCAGGACCCGCTTGCGCCAGAGCTTCCCGTCCTGCCGGGCTGGCGCTGATGAGAACGGCGTCAGGACCGCGGTGGTCACGCGGCCTTCTTCCCGAACGTGCTGTTCTGGCTGTTGCGGGCGAACTGCAGGGCCCGCGCTGCGGGGAAGCCTTTGGCCAGCAGCCGCTTGTAGATGGCGATGCCCTTGGGCGACAGGCCCGCCGGGCCCGAGCCGTCTGAGTTGTCCGAGGTGGAGCTGGACGTGGACCGGGGGCCGTCAGATGACCCGCCGGTCGGGGTGGCCAGGGTGGTCGCGGCGGGGACACCGTACTGGGCCATCAGCGGGGTCTGCTCGGGCGCCCGCGCGGCTGGCATCGCGGGGGTGGCTGGCCAGCGCTCCGGCCGGGTGGCCGAGGCGTTCCAGGTGCCCAGCAGCTCGGCCAGGGCGGCCCGCTGATGTGTGTGCGGGTGGAGCTGCGTCCCGCCGTCGATCACCGAGACCCATTTCCCGTTCTCGGTGCGCAGGACTTCGCCGATCGGCACAGCTCCCTGGCGGTGGCGCACAACGGCGCGGCCGCCCTGGCCACGCGACACCAGCACGTCCCAGGCATGCGTGACTGGTGTCCTCCGGGCCAGCGTGATGTCCCGCTGGCCGGTGTTGCTCAGCGCGCCAGCGGGCTTGCCTCCGCGGACACCTATCTGGCCGGGGTTCATTCCGGCAGCCGTGCTGGATACGTTGCCGGCCGGGGTGCGCAGCACCCCTGGCGCGCTGGCGTCTGAGGTGTCCGCGGTCCCGCCCGACACGGCAAACTTGGCGTCGTCGGCCTGGTAGCCGCAGCTCGGGCAGCGCATCTGGGCCATCTCCAGGGCCTCCATCGTGTTGGCGTGAGCCGATCCTTTGGCCGCCCAGGACTTGCCGAGCGCCTTGGACTTCCCGAACTTGGGTGCGGTCTTGCGCAGCAGCTTGGCCAGCGAGGCACGGCGGCCGGGGTCTTTCACGCGGCCGACCGCGTTACGGGCGTTTTCCCAGTCGCTGCCGTTGCGGATCGGGTACCCGGGCGGGGCTCCCGGGCTGGGTGGCGGCAGGGCATTGCCCTGCTTCAACGCAGCCTTCCGAGCACCCGCAGAAACTGCTGCCATTGCGCCTCAAGATGGCTTGGTTCTGCTGGCACGTGATCGTAGCTGTGGATCAGCCCCAGATCACGGAACCCCCTGGCCGCCGCTGTCATCGTCACGCTGCTCGATCGCGTGGTCGATGACCGCGGCCGCCACCTCCATGGCCTCGGCCGGGTCTTTGCCCGCCTCGATGAACCGCTGGGTCAGGATGTCCACCGCGAGCTGGCGGTCTTCCGCGCTGGGCACGCTCACAGCCGCTTCTTCCACTCGAACAGGGACTCGATCACCCCGGGCCCGATGGCGCTGATCACCTCAGCGATGCCGGGGACACCGATCGCGCCTTCGACCAGGGCCAGGATCACCCCGCCGATCAGGGAGGTGATCACGGCCAGGGTCTTGGTCCGGGCCTTGGTC